ATGAGCACGCTCGCGGGCAAAACCCTGTTCATCACCGGCGCGTCGCGCGGCATCGGCCTCGCCATCGCGCTGCGCGCCGCGCGCGACGGCGCCAATGTCGCCATCGCCGCCAAAACCACCGAGCCGCACCCCAAACTGCCCGGCACGATTTTTTCGGCCGCGCAGGAGATCGAGGCCGCCGGCGGCAAGGCGCTGCCGCTGGCCGTGGACGTGCGCGATGAGGCGCAGGTCGCCGCCGCATTGGCGCGGACGGTCGAAACGTTTGGCGGCCTCGACATTGTCGTCAACAACGCTTCGGCGATCGCCCTGGGCGACAGCCAGACCATCGACATGAAGCGGTTCGACCTGATGCACCAGATCAACGCGCGCGGCTCCTACATGACCGCCAAGCTCGCGATTCCCTATCTGGAAAAGGCCGCAAACCCGCACATTCTCATGCTGTCGCCGCCGCTCGACATGAAGGAGAAGTGGTTTGCTGCGCACACCGCCTATTCCATGGCCAAATTCGGCATGAGTCTCGCCGTGCTCGGCCTCGCCGGCGAGTTGCGGGGCAGGGGGATCGCGGTCAACGCGCTGTGGCCGCGCACCACCATCGCCACGGCGGCGGTCAACAATCTGCTCGGCGGCGCGCAGTTGATGCGCGCCTCGCGCAAGCCGGAGATCATGGGCGACGCCGCCCATGCGATCTTCGTTTCGCCAAGCCAGGAGACCACCGGCCAGTTCTTCATCGACGACGTGCTGCTGGCCTCGCGCGGTGTGAGTGATTTCGACGCCTATCGCATGGATCCGGCCTCGCCGCTCGCGCCGGATTTTTTCGTGCCGGACGATACGCCGGTTCCAGCCGGGGTAAGTTTGCAGCCTGTGAGTTGACGGGCGTTTTGCGTCCGGGCGCCGCGCGTCCCTGAATGTAGACACATGAAACTGGAGGACAAGGGATTATCTGGGGTCCTGCGGGATTAGGCGGGATCGCCTGCAATCCGGGCAACTCCGGACGAGTGTCATAGAGCGTGGCGTCGCTACGCCGGACACTTGAAACAGGAGGAACCGAGACACCTGGACATATGAAATCGGAGGACAGCGGTGCGGTCAAGGGGCGTTCGAACGGGCTTCGAGCGCCCCTTTTCTGCGGGTTTAGGGCGGATGGGCGGATTGGCGGCGAGGCTAGAGGTCCAATTTAACTTTCCCCCTCTCCAGTGAAGAAGACGCAGAGCGGACCATCGGCCTGTGTGCCTTATATTTGTAGGGGTTGGGGGCGGAAATGTCGCGACCTAGCGCGAAGGCTAACTTTCCCCCTTGACGGGCGCGAGGGAATCGGACGTGCCTTCCGCTGCGCGCAGGTGATTTTCAAATTCGTAATGGCTGATTGTCCGGTAGTCGCAGCCACAGAAGTCGAGCTCGCAGGCAGCAAGCGGAAGCGTTGGCAGTTGTTGCGCTTTGGTGAAAACCACGCCGGAGAGCGCCCGCGCGTGATCGCAGCAGACGCGAGGGGGCCGAGTCACGATTTCGACGGCCGAAGCCGTGATTTGTCCTGCCAGGTCTTTTCTGCAACGTGAATATTCACGCGCGAGCCTCCAGCGCTCCACTGCGCGGCGCGTGATCAACTCGAGCGCATGCACCGCATTGGGAAAGTCGCAAAGAGCGTGATCGACGATGGCCTGCTGGTATTCGCGAGGGAGGAGGCGGTCAGGGTTTTCGTGCCAGTGTTGCGACAGTTTTTGCGCAAGCCAGGAAACGAAGCGTGGATGAAACTGGCCGAAGTGCGCGACCGCTTCGGCGACATCTGGCAGCAAATCAGTTGGATCGGGCGGGTTAAACATTACCGCTCAGCGCAGTTTAATGGCGTCTGGAATTTTGACGCCTTGGGGACCGAAAGCGACCTGCGCGGCGAGGCAAAATGTCTTTTCATCGGTCGATACGAATTCGTCGCTCATACGGCGGTATGCGCGCGAATATGCTGGCCGGAAGGGACCATCCATCACGTCACCGATATTAAGTCGCCGCGCAGCGGCCACGACCGCGATGGCCGTTCTATTCACTTCCAGAGATGGGCAGTGATTTTCGACATAATACAGTTTCGCTATCTCATTGATCAACGCCAGTTGACTCTCATCTAGCTCCCGCACTGCTGATGTCGCGACTGATGGCTTTGCGACATACATGAGCGCCAGCAAAGGTGTGAGCGCGAGAATGAGACCGCCGATTATCCAAACAGCCAGCTTTTTCATAGCAACCTCTCCGTCCAAAATACTCGACCGTGAACTTTCAACTGCTCAGCATCCGCCCTTGATAGGATTTCCTCTGGGTAGAGCGTGTTGTTGTCGCTGATCAGGGCGAGCGAGCCGTCGAAGCGGCGCTTGATGCGCTTTACGCGGACATCGTCTCCTATGGAAATCGCATAGACCGCGTCCTCGCGGACCTCGCGTTTGGCGCGATCAACCAGAACGAGAGCGCCGTCGCGGATCGTGGGCTCCATGCTGTCGCCGGTAGCGCGGATCGCCTCGACCTTGTCAGGGTTGACGCCTAACCTGCGCAGCGCCGTGTACGAGTATGGGATTTGATCGAGCACGTGGACATCGTGGTTGACAGCGCCCGCGCCGGCGGCTGCAGCGACGTTGAGCAGTGGAATCATTACTATGTCGGGATTTCCAGAATTGGGATTTCTTGTCGGCGCATTGTTCCCAATTTCAGGATGCCCTTTTCCAAGTATGAGCCAATCGAGCGAGACGCGCGTCGCGTCCGCAATGAGCCCGATCCGATAGCTCGGAACGTCGGTCTCGCCCTCCAAATACCGGTTCAGTGTAGAGAGCGGGATCTGATTATCTAGCGTTTTGACGAGTTTTGTTGGGCCGCCGCCTAGGGACACGACCACGTACTCCAGCCTCTGGCAGAACGGCGTCTTCTTTTTATCGCTCTTTCCACCCAGATCCGACACCGCAAGCCCCATTTTCGGGTTGTCGAATCATCTCATTTTTGAGATGATCCGAACAAGTTCGAAACTCAAACATGGGTAACACGCCAAATCTGACGTGTCACCGGAGCGGGAATACGGAATTGGCAGGCTGGAGCCATCAGAGGGTTCTCTACGAGGTGCGGGAACGCGGAACGACGCTTTCCGCGCTATCGCTGAGCCGGGGTTACGCCCGCAATACGCTGCATTGCGCACTCGACCGTCGCCCTCACATCCGCGCCAACGCCATCATCGCCGACTTCCTGGGCGTCACCCTCCACGACATCTGGCCGGGCTGGTTCGACCCGACCAACCAGCCTCGTCCGCTCCCGGCTGATCCGGCGAGGCGGGCCGCGATCGACCCCTATTCACCCTGAGTTCCTCTAACCCGCGTACCCAAGAGAAAAGCTCCTTATCGATGACCTCCGAATACACCTTGAAAACTGCTGACATTGACGCTTCCGACCGCTTGCGCGACGTCGATATGGATTGGGCGGCGGCTATCGCCGGCTCTATGCTCAGTCGCTCAATCGACACGCCAATTACGGTCCGCCTGCGTGAGGGCGTCCCGACGCTGGTCGCGGGGGCTCATCGGCTCGCCGCTTTCAAGATCAACGGTTGGGAGGATCTGGAGGAAGGCGTTCATTTCAACTGGGTGAAAATGAACGATGGCGAGGCGCGCCTCGCTGAGATCGACGAAAACCTGATGCGTCGAGAATTGTCCGCAGTGGACAGGGCCATATTCCTCGCCAAGCGCAAAGAAGTTTGGGACGAGCTTTATCCTGAAACCACAAAAACCGGCCCGAGAGCCAAGAATGAATTGCGGACATCATGTCCGCAATTCATGCCGAAGACTTTCGCGAAGGACGCGGCGGCAAAAACCGGACTTTCTGACCGCTCCATCCGCCGCTCGGTGGAGCTAATCAAGCTTCTCTCCCGAGATGTCATCGCCTTGCTGCGTGCGACACCCGTCGCCGACAATGCGGCCCAGTTGAAGGCGCTGGCGCGCGAGACACCGGAAGCGCGGCTCGCGGTCGCCAAGCTGATCGCGGAGGGCGCGGCAAAGAATGTCGCGCAGGCGCGCCAGCTAGCCGGCCTGGTCACGCCCTCCACTATCGATCCCCACACGGAGATGGCGAACAAGCTGCTCGCTCTGTGGAACCGCGCCTCTCCAAAAGCCCGCAAAATCTTTGAAGCCGCCATCGGCGCCAGCGGGGCCGATGACGAATCCGTAGCCGCGTAGGAGCGCAAGCGTCATGGCCGGAGACTGGCTCACGATCAGCGAAATTGCAGACCTCGGCGCGGCCTCGCTGCCGTCGAGCCCGTCGAAATTGGCTGAGCTGATCGAGCGTCAGGGCTGGCGCAATGACGAGCGGCTCTGCCGCATCAGGTTCGGCCGCGGCGGCGGGCGCGAGTATCACATCTCGCTGCTGCCGCCCGACGCTCGGGCCAAGGCGCTGGCGCAGGCCGCGCCCGTCGCCGTCGACTCCCGCTCGAACGCCCTTTGGGCCGCGTTCGAGCGGCTTTCCGACGCACAGAAGGAGAAAGCGCAGCAGCGGTTAAGCGCTGTCGAGGCTGTGCAGAGTTTCGGCAACAGCTGCACCCGCGAGGTTGCGGTGGCGTGGGTCGCTAAAGAATGGAACGTCGCGTCTTCCACGCTTTGGAACTGGCTTGCAATGGTCGATGGCGTCGCCCGGGAGGACCGTCTGCCGGCGCTGGCGTCTCGCCACCAGGGCCGCACCGCCACGGCCGAATGCGACCCGCGCGCCTGGGATTATTTGGTCGGCGATTATCTTCGACCCGAAGCGCCTGCCTTTGAGGCGTGCGCCGCGCGGATGCTGGACGCCGCCAAGGCACACGGCTGGGGGCCTATCCCCTCGACAAAAACATTGAAGCGCCGCCTGGAGCGCGAGTTCCCGCGCGCCGTCAAGACGCTGGCGCGGGCCGGGCGCGAGGCGGCGGCGCGATCTTATCCCGCGCAGCGTCGCGACCGCTCAATTTTTCATGCGGTGCAGGCGGTCAACGCGGACGGCCACAAGTTCGACGTGTTCGTGAAGTGGACGGACGGCTCCATCGGCCGCGCCATGATGATCGGATTTCAGGATCTGTATTCAGGCGTGATCCTGTCGCACCGGATCGACAAGTCCGAAAACAAGGAGATGGTGCGTCTGGCCTTCTCCGACCTCGTCCGCGACCACGGCGTGCCGGAAATGGCGTGGCTCGACAATGGTCGCGCCTTCGCGAGTAAATGGCTCACTGGCCGACAAGCCAATCGCTTCCGGTTCAAGATCAAGGATGAAGATCCGCAAGGCATCCTGACGGCCCTCGGCGTCACGGTCCACTGGACCACGCCCTATCACGGCCAGTCGAAGCCGATTGAACGCGCGTGGAAGGACATGTGCGAGGAAATCGCCAAGCATCCGGCCTTCGCAGGCGCCTATACGGGCAACAACCCAATCGCCAAGCCCGAGAATTATGGAGCCAAAGCGGTGCCGGAGTTGGAGTTCCGCCGCATCGTTGCGGCGGAGATCGCGCGGCACAACGCCCGGCCGGGCCGGCGCACACGCGTCGCCAATGGCCGGTCGTTCCTGCAGGCCTATGAAGAGTCCATCGCCAATGGCGCGCTTGTGCGGCGCGCCACGGAGGCGCAGCGCCGCATGCTGCTGCTGGCAGCCGAGGGCGTGACCGTGCGCGCTCCAAATGCGGTGATCGAGCTGATGGGCTCCCGCTATTGGGCGGAGGAGCTGGGCGACTTCATGGGCAAGAAAGTGGTGGCCCGGTTCGATCCCGAAGCGCTGGCGGAGCCGCTTGCGATCTACACGCTTGATGGTCGCTTTGTCTGCGTGGCCGAGGCGATTGGCGACGTCGCGTTCAACGACGTCACCGCTGCGCAGGAGCACGCGCGGCGTCGCGGCGACTATCTGCGCAAGCAGAAGGCCGCGCTCGAGGCCGGGCGGCGGCTGGATATTGCCGACGTCGCGGCGTTGTTGCCGACCGCTTCCTCCCCCGAGGCGAAACCCCCGAAAATCACCCGCCTCGTCGCCGCTGGCGGCGGCTCGCGCGGAGGCGATTGGGGCGGCGCGGACGATTTCGGGCGCGGCGTCGCGCTGCTCGCCGAGGGGACCGTGCTGCCCTTCTCCCGATCTTCCAGTGAAGAGGACGAGTAACCCTCCAACGGTCCCAAGAGGCGCTGAAGCGCCCGGTTTTCCCACGCTGTCACAAAGGAAAATTTCAGATGAAAAAGACTCTTCGTTCTTCAAACGACGTCATCGACATCGAGGACCTCGCGACGGTGTCCGATCTGGACGTCGATCGCATCGGAGCCCTGCTCGGGCTGAAGGTCCCCAAGCCGTCGCCGTACCGTCTCCGAGACAAGTCGCCGCGTGAGCGCGCCGCCGCCAAGCCCGGCAACCGCTCTTTCTGATCCGCTGTCACAAGGAATTCTTTAGATGACCGACGCATCCGTTTCCGCATCCGAATCCGCATGGGGCGATCCGTCCAGCGAGCCGTCGCAGCTGGTCGAGAAGGCGCTGATCGACTGGCGCGAGACCGTCAAGGCGACACGCGCGCTGGCCGAGGCGCTCGACCTGTCAAAGACCGAAGTGTCGAAGCGTTCCGACGTGCCGCTTGGCACGTTCTCGCCTTGGTATGACGGGACTTACACCGGCAGCGTGGCCAATGTCACCGCGCGCGTGAAAAAGTGGCTCGTCGCCGAGGAACAGCGCCGCGTGGCGTCGATCGGCGCGATCTCCGAGCCCGACTTCGTCGAGACACCGACCGCGCGCGAGGTGATGAACGCGCTGATCTACGCGCAGACGGCGCCCGCGATCGTGCTGATCACGCTGGGCGCCGGCATGGGCAAGACCACGGTGGCGCGGCAGGTGGCGAAGAGCCGGCCCCACGCCTATCGCGTGGTGATGCGCCCCTCGACCGGCAGCGTCCACTCCATGCTGCGCGAACTGGCGGTGCAGATTGGCGTGAGCGAGCGCGATCCCGGCAAGCTGGCGGCATCGATCGGCTCGCGGCTGAAGCGCAATGGCCGGCACACGCTGGTGATGATCGACGAGGCGCAGAACCTCTCGGAAAACGCCATGAACGAGCTGCGCTATTTCATGGACGAATATGGCTGCGGCATCGCGCTGCTGGGCAACGAGGAGGTCTCGACCCGCTGGGGGCAGACGACGCCGCGCGAAGGCCAGGCGCAATTGCATCGTCGTATCGGCATGCGCATCCGCCGGCTCAATCCCAAGCAGGCCGACATCGACGCTTTCGTCGCCGCCTGGAAGATCGAGGACGCGGAGATCGTGCAGTTGGCGCGCGCCATCGGCAAGAAGCCCGGAGCGCTCGGACAGGTGGCCGAGTCGCTGAAACTGGCGGCGATCATGGCGGCTGGCGCGGGACGGCCGATGACTGCCGCCGATCTGCGCGAGGCCTGGGTTAACCGTGGCGGCGAGGAGATGCGGTGATGTCCATGGCTGAAAATCTCCGCGCGTGGAGCGATTATCTTGACGGTGTCGAGACGCTCCATCTGGAGGAGCCCTCGCTCGACCTGCTGCGGTTGGTGATCGAAGACGCGATCATCACCATCGAGTCGATGGAACGGCCAGAGCGTCTCGCCAAGATCGCCACCAAGGTCCGTCGCGAGCTGGGCGCCGCCTATTGCTCCGCCGTGTCGGACGCCGCGCGCCAGGGCGCGGTGGTCGATCTTTCGCGGTATCGCGTCGCGCGCGCCGCCGGGGTCGGGGGAGACGCGATATGACGCTCTTCGACATCATCGTGATGGTTGCGTCGTCTTTCGGCCTCAGTGTCGAGGAGGTCCGCACGCCGACCAAGCGGCGCAAGATCATCGCGGCGCGCCGGGCCTATGGCGAGCTGGCGCGGCGCTACACGCCGCACAGCTCCCGCGAGATCGCCGAGACGATCAACACCACTGCCAATGCGGTGTCGCGCAACTGGCGGGCCTTCGCGCCGCACATGCGTCACCCTCAATTCGTGGCGCGGTTTGCCCCGCTCGACCTCGCGCTGGCGGCGCAGTTTCCTCGTGCGCCGGAGCGCGGAAACACACGCGCCAAGCCCTGGCTCAAAGGCAAGCGGCACAAGCCTCGGCCGAAACTGCCCTCGGAAATCCTGCGCGCCTCGTGTGGCGTCAGGAACACACAGATCGAAAAGGCTTATTTCAATGGTTGAACTCCAATCCCATCCAGGCGCCATCGATGTCGGCGGCCGTCCCTACCTGCGCGATGCGCGCGGCGCGCTTATGCCGATCGAATCGATCAAGCCGATGGATCTGCTGATCGACGAACAGGTGCGCAAAATCCTGAAGTTCGCATCGGACCTGTCGGCGCAGATTTCGCGCTTCAAGGGCCACACGTTCGAGGACATCGGCGCGCTTCAGGCGCTGGTGGATCAGGAATACGGCGCCAAATTGGGCGGAGCGAAGGGCAATCTGACGCTCACCTCGTTCGATGGTTGCCAGCGCGTCATGCTGCAAATGCAGGATCAGCTGGATTTCGGCCCGGAGCTGCAGACGGCCAAAAAACTCGTGGATGAGTGTTTGAACGGCTGGGCGGCGGACGCCAGCGCCGAAATTCGCACACTCGTCACCAGAGCCTTCCAGGTCGATCGCGAGGGCCGGATCAACCGGGCCGAGATTTTCATGCTGTTACGCGTGGAGATCTCGGATGAGCGCTGGCAGCGGGCCATGGACGCCGTGCGTGACTCCATCCGCATCCTCGGCTCCAAGGCGTATCTGCGCTTCCAGCAGCGCCCATCCTCTGATGCGGCCTGGTCCAGCATCACCATCGATCTCGCGGCCGCTTAAAGGATGCAAGACATGAGCGGCTTTGCCGAACCTGCTCGCCCAATCGTGGAAGCGATGCTCCAGAAGATCCGTCCGATTATTCTCGAAGCGATGGACGAATGTCTTGCAGAGAGACTGACGCAAGAAGAAAGCGTCGACGCGATCCTCGCCGGCCTTCTCTATCAAGCCGGCTTCTATGTCGCCGCTTTTGAGAGGGCCGCCGGGTACGAGATTTCCTTCAGCGTGCTGTCGCGCGCGGCCAAGGCGGCCGTGACTCACGGCCGAATGCTCGTCAGGGAGGGCGCTGATGCTTGAGCTGATGCACCTTGCCTCGGCGGGGCAGCCCGCCTCCGTCGCGCCCCGCGACATCGTCCTGGTTGAATACCAGGGCCAAAAATATCGGGGCACTGTGCGCGCCGAGCGCGCCGGTCATTTGCTGGTCGACGTCGAGACACCCCCCAGACCGATCCTCGCCCTGGTCTATCCCGACGCCATCGTAAAGATCCTCGGGAGAGCGTCATGACAACACTGCATGTTTATAATCGGCGCCAGATCATGCGCCGCGCCCACCAGATCGCCCGCGAGACGCGCGAGGCGAAAGCCCGCAAGGACTGGGAGGACTCGTTCGAAGTCATCTGCGGCCGTCCCGTGCATACCAAGTCGATGAAGGCCTGCCTCGTCGACACGCCGCTCGACATCTCTTCCGCCATGAAAGAGGCGTGGGCGGAGGCCAAGCGCGGCGAGCCCGCGCGCGGCGCCGTCGATCGTTCGCGCGCGCTCGTCGTGTTGCGTCCTGCCGGAGCGCTGGCGGCCCGGCGTCGGGGCTTCCGCCTCGCGCGCGTGCTGCCCCTGCTGGCGCGCGTCGCCCGCTTCATTGGCGCTCGTTACATCGGGAGGGCGGCGTGAACAACGGCCTCCTCCGGCTCGTTGGCGCCGCCGCATGCCGCGTCGGATGCGGCGCGTGCTCCACGATCGCCATCCTCCTCGGCATGGCGGTCGCCTGCGTATGCGTTCTTTGGATCATCGCAGGCGTCGGCTTCGCGCTGCTCTGTGAAGCCGTCGATTTCTTTGTCTCGGCCGCGAGGGGAATGAAGGCCGCTGCGGAAGGTCTGGTTGCGCGTGCGGAAATCGGGAGGGTGGCATGAGAATCCTCGCATATTGCGCCCTCGGCGTGATCTTCGCGGCTAACGCAGGCGCTCAGCTCGTCGCACATGACTGGCTCTTCGCAGCCATAAGCGTGGCGGGCGCGGCGGTGGCGCTTTGTTGGGCGATCGACGAGACGCGCCAGCGCGCCTTCGACAGCGCCCACGAAACCATGTTCCGTTCATTCGTGGGACGTCCCATGCGGAGGATAGGCGATGAAGCTCTTAGATAAAGACATCGTGGAGCCGCGCCCCGGCATCCTCGAATTCACGGTCGAAGTGCGCAGCATGGTCAAAGTCACGCTCGACGGCGCGAAGTTCGACCGGGATTTCATGGTGGTCTTCTGCACGCTGCTTTTCCCTCTTTACACCCTGGCCGATCACGCCAAGCACATCGCCCAGCTCGCGGCAGGCGGAGCCCTCAATGAACATTTCACGGAGGGTTATGGCCCACTGAAGGAGATGGGCATCGCCGCCGAGGTGCAATGGGTTGAAACTGATGTGGTGCAGGCATGAGCCCGCGCCTCGAACAGACCCGCGCGATCCACGCCCTCCGCCGGCAGTCCGGCATGGCCGACGGTGAGTATCGCGCGCACCTTCAAGCCCGTTTCAATGTCGTCTCCAGCCGACTTTTGACCGAGGCGCAGGCGAGCGACCTACTCGACGATCTGCGCGCGGCGGCGGGGCAGCCCAGGCCGGTCTTGCACGCGAAACGCGCCTCCGGGCGTTTCGCGCCTGTCCTGCAAGCGCTTTGGCTCGCGGCCTACAATCTCGGCATTGTCACTGACCCAAGGGACTCCGCCTTGCTGGCTTTCGTGCGTCGGCAGTGTCGGGTTGATCATGATCGTTTCTTGCAAGACGGCGCCGATGCACAGCCCGCGATCGAAGGCCTCAAGGCGTGGATCGCGCGTGAAGGCGGCGTGATCTGGCGGACCGCCACGGATGCGAAGGCTCTCGGCGTCCCGCTGGTGATGCTGAACAAACAGGCGGTGATTTCCGCCATTGCTGGGCGCATTCGCGCGGCCGGCGTCAATGGATTTGAGACTGCGAACTTCGCACTGCTCGAAGGCTTTCCGCGCGTTGAGACATGCAATGGGCTCCAGCTCGACCGGCTCGCTACGAAGATGGGCAAGATTCTGCGTCAGCGCATGGGGAGAGCGTGATGCGCGAGCAGGCCTTGCGCGAGAGGATTGAGGAGCTGGAGGAGGAGTGCCGCCAGCTGCGCGAGATGCTCGTGCCGCCAGTCACCTTTCCTCGAGAGCTTGGGCTGTCCAAAACTGAAAACGATATTCTTTCGTTCATTCTCGCGCGCGCGCCAAATGTCGCGCTGAAAAGTCGAATTCTGCACGCCGTCTGGCCCGATCCCGACAATGCGCCGGACGGCAAGTGCGTCGATGTTCATATTTGCAAGCTACGTCGCAAGCTCTCGCCGTTTGGAGTTGCGATCACGGTTGCTTGGAGCGAGGGATATTTCCTCGACGCAATCGCCGCCACCACGGTGCGCAGCTGGCTCGATGGCGCGCCGCCCGCGCGCATCGCCGCACCGGCGCCTGCTGCAGCCGTTCAACCAGTCAAGCCTGCCGCCAATCCGGATCGCGCAGGTTGGGGCCTGATTGCTGCGCAGGTGCGGCTCATCAGAGCCTTCGCCGCCGCAGGACATGGCGACACCTTTATCGCACGCCAATGCGACTTGCCAGTTTCCACAGTCCGGATGATCACGAGGGGGCGTTGACCATGCTCCGCCTCGCCGATCTCGATCGAGACGCGCTCCTCGTCCTGGCGGAGCGCCACGCCCCTGATCAGGACATGCTGAGGTGGGCGCTCGTCGAATCAGCGCGCCGGCGCGAGACGATGGCCTACGCCGAATGGAAGGGCGCCTCGGCAACGGCGATCGCGGACGCCCGCGCCGCCCGGGCGCGGATCGAGGCCGAGCGCTATGATCAGGCCCTGCGGAACTTGAAGGCGAAGTCCATGGCCTCCACCCACAAGGCGCGGCGTCTCTGGTGGCGTTATCGCCGCGCGGCGGCGCATCGCGCCTCGCTGGAACGCGAAATGAGGTCGGCATGAGCTTAAAGATATCCGACCACGCTCTCGTGCGCTTTTTAGAGCGCGCCTATGGCTGCGATATCGATGACGTTCGCGCGGTTCTTTCGGAGCTGCTGACGCGAGCCGAGGGCGCGGCCGGACGGATCGGCGGTGGCGCCTACGCGATCAAGACGCTGGGGCTCACCTTCATCGTCCGAGATAAGACGGTGGTAACCGTTTTGGACGGCGCCATGCCGCAAAATGACCCGACGAGGGCATGAACATGTCCACCTTGTGTCGGAAGAAATTGACGAACTCTAACAGAATGAATAGCCTTTTCAGGTCCGGTCACGCCGTAGCAAGCGGTCCGGGCATCACTACCGTAAGCGGCTACGCCCCGAGAAAGCGTCGTTCGACGTTTCATCCGGGAGCCGCTCGTGCATGTCCAAGGCGGGTCCTGTCGCAAGGCGGAGGCTTGCCCAAAGACGGGCGGGCATCGGCTTACGGCGGTGTTGCTAACTCCCGGAGCCGGCGTTTGGTGGCTCCAAAAGGTGTTCGTCGTGAGTGTTTCTACAGGGAATTTACCTCTCTTGTGTCCAGTCCTCGCGGTGGCGCCGAGCGTCGGCGATTTTCGCGAATGGTGCGCAGCGTACCGCAATCTCGCGACCGCCAGCGTGCAGGCGGATCAGCTGGTGCTTACGATGCGCGCGCTCACGTTGCTGCTCGCAGAATGCAAGCAGGTCTCGGCGACGCCAGTGGAGCTTGCGGCCGTTATGGACTGCTTGACGCAACAGGCGGCATCGATTCAGGCTTCTTTGCAAGCTGTCTCCGACCAAGTGGACTGATCGGCGCACGCGCCGCCCTCCGGGGTGGCGCAGCATGAGCAGCCTAACCGACCTCACCCAAGAAATGCGGCTTGTCTACGCCGAGCGGCGCGACCGGCTGAATGCGGCGCAGACAGCCATCGTGCGCGGCGACCGGCGCGCGCCATTCTCCATCGAAGAAATCACCAAACGGCGTTCCCGCCTTCCGCAGTTGGTGGCGATAGGGCGCGGCCTGGTCGCGCTCCAGGCGCGGCGCCACGAGGTGCCTGAGTGGATTCTGGAGGCGTTTGAAGGGGGCTCGGATGGCGTTTGATCCGGTCGAAGCCATCCTCGCGCTCAAGGCGCATGAACTGCGCCTGCTGTTGGAAGACAATCCAATGCTGGTTGGGGCCCTGAAGGAGAGCGACGTCTTGCGGGCGCGCCTCAGGGGCGCAATGAAACGGAGCGACATCTCGTTGGACGCCTATCTCGAAAAGGCGCGCACCGCGGATGCGCTAATGGCAGAAAGCCAGAAAAGGCCGGCGAAATATAGCGCCGCGCTCGCGGCCGGCGTCGCCAGAGAAAAGGCGTTCGCGGCGCATAGGCGGTTTGAAGCCCGACACAACCGCCTTTTCGCTGAGTTGCAGGCCGCCTATGCGCGCGAGGCTACGGAACGGGCGTCACGATGGACAGTGGTGCTGTGATGGGAACGTGGGCCGATATCGCACGGGAGACCATCGCCCGCATCGACCGGGAATTACCGAAGAGCGCGACGCTCGCGGAACGCAAGGCCGCCTTGCGGGCGGCCTATCCGTTCGGTGTGCGCGCCTATTCGCCCTACAAAACTTGGTGCAAATGCCAGCGCGAGTATCTGCGCCGCTTCGAACCGATGACCACGGAGAACGCGCCCCTGTTTGTCTCGCCGCCGAAAAGCGTGAAGGTCCGCTGGGAGCGCGAGAATGTCTAACTGGACCTTCGCTCCCCTGCGCCCGGGCGCCTACGACCTGATTTACGCTGATCCTCCGTGGGAATATCTGACCTATTCCAAAGCTGGCCAAGAGAAGTCCCCGCAGGCGCATTACGACTGCATGCCGCTCACCGCGATCGGCGACCTCGATGCCGGCCGGCTGGCGGCGCCGAATGCTTGGCTGCTGCTGTGGGCGACCGCGCCTATGTTGCCGGAGGCGCTCTGGCTAATGCGGAGCTGGGGGTTCGTTTACAAGACGAACGTCGTCTGGGAAAAGGTGCACAAATCCGGCGCGCCGGCGACCGGCACCGGCTATATCGCGCGCAGCCAGCACGAGCTGCTGCTGATCGGAGACATCGGCAAGCCCTGGTGTGTCACGCCCTTCCCCTCGCTGATCAGCGGCGTGCGGCGCGAGCATTCGCGCAAGCCGGACGAATTCCTGCCGCACATCGACGCGTTCATGCCGCGCGCCCGCCGCGTCGAGCTGTTCGCGCGCACACGCCGGGATGGGTGGGATTGCTGGGGCAATCAGACCGAAAAGTTCGCGGCATGACCAGCGCGCCTCGCGACTACTCCTGGCTGCCGAAGATCTATCGCGAGATCGCCGCGGTGGCGGGGCTGGACGTGGCGCTGGCGATCGGACGCGCGAAAGGCGGAACGCGGGTGCGCTTCGCGAGCAAGGCGAGCGAGGATCACTGGCTGCGCCAACTCGTCGGCCCCGAAGCGGCGGCTCTTGTGGCCGAGCTTTATCCGGCGGAATGGGTGATTTTGCCGCTCTCGCCGGCGGATGGCTTGAAAGGCCGGCGCCGTCGCGCAGAGCAGGCGCTTGACTCCGGCGCGACAGCGGACGAGGCTGCTTTGATTGCCGGCCGCCATGTCCGATCGATCTACCGCTATCGCGCGCGCCGCCGCGAAAACGAGGCGGCGGACGAGCAGGACCTGTTCGGCGGGATTGGCGGGAAAAGCTGACAGTGTCAGCGTAGGGCGCCCGGCGCGGATCGGGCAGTTTCGGGATCAAACCACAGACGCTCTCGCGCGTCGAGATCCCGGAGCCGGCCTTGTACGAAGTCCGTAATCATCTGCTGTTCAACGGCGGCGCCAAGGTCGCTCAGATGCCCTCGCCGAACCATGGCGGCGCACAGCATCCCTCCCTTCTGGTCATGCACTTCACGGGCTCGCCTTCGACCGAGGGCGCGATCCGCACCTTAACCGATGCTCACGCCAAGAGCCGCGTGTCCGCGCACCTCGTGCTGTCGCCGGAGGGCGAGGTCACGCAGTTGCTGCCCTTCAACGTGATTGGCTGGCACGCGGGCCAGTCGAGCTGGCATGGGCGCTCCGCCTGCAACAATTTCTCGATCGGGATCGAGATGGTGAATTCGGGCTTGCTCGGGCGGCAAGCCAACGGCGGCTATTACGACCGTCTCACCCGCAAGCCTGTGGCCCCCGAAAAGGCGATGATAGCCAAGCACAAAAACGGCGGCGGCATGGAGCCATGGGCGATCTATCCCGACCCGCAGGTCGCGGCGGCCGCCGCCATCGCGAAGGCGATCGTCAAGGCCTACGGCATCACGGAAATCGTTGGACACGACGACGTCGCGCCGGGCCGCAAGATCGATCCCGGCCCGGCCTGGCCGATGAAGGATTTCGTCACCCTCGTCTTCGGCGCGGCAAAGCAGGGGGTGTGATGTCGCGCCGGAAAAAGAATTCCCGCCGGAGCCGGCGGGATGTCTGGGCCGGGGGCAATTCTCGGCTGTCCGCCCTCGAAACAAAGGTAAGCGCCATCATGTCCGCAATCGAAGACCTCAAGGCCTCTGTCTCGCGTCTGGCCACGTCGGTGTCCAGCGCCGTCACGGCGATCCAGGCGGAAGCCGCCAAGATCAGCGCCGCCGCCGCCGATGGCGACGCCGCCGCGATCGAGGCGTCCGTCGCGCAGATCAACGCCGCCTCCGACGCGCTCAACGCCGCCGTGGCCGCCGTGGAGCCCGCGCCGGCGGTCACCGCCGAACCGGAGCCGGCGGCGCCGGCCGCCGAGCCCGCGAGCGAAGACGCTGCGCAATGATCGAAGAATGAGGTGACCCGCCGCCGGCCTCCGGCGGCGGCGTGATCCGCCCCTGCCGTTGGGGTTGCACGACGGCTTTGAACCGAGGACTATCAAAATGAATGTCGCGACCATCATCGGCAACGGCAAGACTTTCGCCGGTTCCGGCATCCTCATCCTGGCGGGCGTCCTGAATTACTTCGGCGCTCTGCCCCCCGCCTTGCATATCGACCTGTCGCCGGCCTCGGCCGTCGCCACCGGTCTGATCTCGCTGGGCCTCGGCGCCAAGCTCCAGACCCTCATCAGCCTGTTGCAGGGCAAATGAGCTTCCTCGCGCCCATTTTCGCCTTCCTGGTCGAAATCGCGAAGGATCTGAACCTTTGGTGGACGGAATTGGGCCGCGACCAGGACCGGCAGGCGGGCGCCGACGCGCTCGCCTCCGACATCGACGCCGAAACCGTGGAGACTGCCGATGCCCAGCTTGCGAATGATCGGGCTGCTCGCTCTGTCGACGATATTGCTGACCGGCTGCAACTCGACGCTGACGCCGACGATAAGGGCGGCGGCGTTGGCGCCGCTCAAACCGCGGTGCGGTCAGCCGACACAATGGACGGCGGCGCAAAAGCGTGAGGTCGCGGCGGTGATGCGCCGCGAACGCACAGAACCCGGCATGCAATTGCTGGCCAGTGAATGGGATCGCGAAACCAGCGCGATCCGAATTTGCAGGGACGGAAAATGAGCGCGGCGACCCTCGACGGAGGCCACCTGAAAAGCTTCATCGACCGCATCGAGCGTCTCGAAGAAGAAAAGAAGGCCATCTCCGACGACATCAGGGACGTCTACGCCGAGGCCAAGGGCAACGGCTATGACGTCAAGATCATGCGTCGCATCATAAGCCTGCGGAAGCAGGACAAGGCCAAGCGCAATGAGGAAGAGGAGATTCTCGACCTCTATCTGAACGCCCTTGGTGACCAATGAGGCGCGCCGCGCTCATTGAACGCGAGGCCCGCCGCCGCGCGGCCGAAGGTGGTTTTGATCCGGATATGCGGGCGGACCGGCTTTCGTCGTGCGACGGCTCGGGCGACGCCCCAATCTGGAGCATGTACGCGCCGGTGGTCGAGACGGAGATCGCCCTGCTGGAGGCCGCGGGCTTCACGGTGCTTCCGGCGCATGATGGCGACACGTTCGCGGTCCTTTTCGACAGTGTTTTGGGGCGCTTGGGGCGCTTGATGGGGTTGGGCTAATGGATTTCGGGACGATGGCCCAATGGGCAGGTGCGGCTCTGTCGCTGGTGGCGATCCTCATCGCCGTGCTGAACCGGCACAGCGACAAGGTCGAAGCGCAGGACAAGCGCCTCCAGCAAGTCGAAGCCGACATGGCAAAAATGCCGAGCGCCGACAAGGTGCAGGACATCGACCGGCGCCAGGACCGTATCGACCAGCGGATTAAGCAAGTCGAGGCCGACATGAAGCATCTGCCGTCGAAGGACATGGTGCATGAGATGCAGCTGTCCCTGGTGGAGCTGCGCGGACAAATCGCTTTGGTGGTCGAGGGCGTGAAGCCCATCAAGGCCATTTCCGAGCGGATGCAAGATTGGGCGTTGGAAGGTGCGCGTAAATGAGCCTGGAAAGGATTATTGAGGAGGAGGCGCGGCTTATCATTCTGCGCACGCTCGCTGAACAGGCCAATGCGAGCCTGGCTTCGTCGATCATGCGTGAGGAGTTGGAGCGGCGTTGGCTGATCAATCACACTCGCGATTGGGTGCATGTCCAGTTCGCGCATCTCGCCGAGATCGGGGCGATCAAGGTGCAGGACGTGACCACGGTTCAGATCGCGACCCTGTTGCAGCGTGGCCAGGACCATATCGAGCGGCGCATCAAGCTGCCGGGCGTCAAAGTTCCGTCGCTGGAGGCGTGAATGGCGGACGAGCGCAAGGGGCGCGGCCGACTCGATTCCTTCGACCTGATGCCCGACGAAGGGCAGGAAGACATCGCCTGGGCGATCCAAGAACTGAACCGGCGCGACCGCGAGGCAAAGGACATCCTTGAGGAGCTGAACGGCAGGCTCGCCGACAAGGGCCTGCCGCTGATCTCGCGCAGCGCGTTCAACCGCAAATCGATCCGCATCGCCTCGGCCGCCAGGCGCATCGCCGAGTCCCGCGCGATCTTCGCCGGCATCGCCGACCAGTTCACGCCGGGCAATGTGGACGAGGCCAATGTCGTCATCGGCGAAATGCTCAAGATGCTGATCATGGAGCACCTCGACGCCGGCCCGGAGAAGATCGACACCAAGGGCGCCATGGAGTTGGCGCGCGGCTATCTCGCGGTCATCCAAGGCCAGAAGGTTTCGGCGGCGCGGCGGTCGCAGCTCGAGTCCGAATTCAAGGCTAAGGCGGGCGCCGCGGTCGAAGCGGTGGCGAAGGCCAAGGGCCTGTCGCCCGAGGCGAAGGAAGACTTCAAGCGGTTGCTGTTCGGTGTCGTCGATGGACAGTGACGCCGCCAGCGCTTCGACGCTCCCGAGCTTGGATCGTCCAACCCGCGACGAATGGGCCAAGCTGCGGCGCGAGCAGGGCCGCGCCACCGCCGCCGACTGGCGCGAGACCACCGTCCTGTTGCGTTACCAGACGGCGATCGCGCGGGCGCTGGAACTTTACGATGTCGTTTTCGTGGAGAAGAGCCGCCGCACGGGCGCAACGTGGGGCGCGGCGGCTGACGCCGTGCTGCGGTCTGCGTCGCCACGCTCCAACGGCGGAATGGACACGCTCTATGTCGGCACCTCGTTCGACATGGCGAAAGAATTCGTCGACGCCGCCGCCGATTGGGCGCGGCTGTTCGAAAAGGTTTGCACGGGGATTTCCGAGGAGTTGTTTGACGACGGGTCGGAAAAGGGCGTCAAGGCGCTCAAGATCGACTTCGCCTCGGGCTTCTCGATCATGGCGCTGTCCTCCAAGCCGAGGTCGCTGCGCGGCCGGCAGGGCTTCGTCATCCTGGACGAGGCGGCCTTCGCGGACTCGCTGGAAGAGCTGCTGAAGTCGGCCATGGCCCTGCTGATGTGGGGCGGCAAAGTGCTGGTCATCTCGACCCACAACGGCGCCGACAACGTCTTCAATCAGATCATCACCGATATCCGCGCCGGCCGCCTGTCCTACGGCCTCGTGCGCTTCGACCTCGACGACGCGTTGCGCGACGGCCTGTTCGAGCGCATCTGCCTGCTCAATCCGACCAAGCACGGCGAATGGACGCCGGAAAAGGAAGCGGACTGGCGCGAGAAGCTGATCGCCGATTATCGCGACGCGGCGGACGAGGAGCTTTACTGCATCCCGAGCCAGGGCTCCGGCGTGTTCCTGCCGGGACCGCTGATCGAAGCGCGCATGACCGATGCGCCGATCCTGCGGCTTGCGCTGCCCGCGAGCTTTTTCGCGCTGGAGGAGGCGAAAAAGACGGGTGAGGTTTCCGCCTGGATTGACGATCATCTCAAGCCGGTCATGGCCGCGACTATCGACCCGGAGCGCCAGTCGGCGATGGGCATGGACGTCGGCCGCTATCGCGACCTTTCCGTGATCGCGCCGATGCAGATCGCCGCCAACCTCCGGCGCGTGACGCCCTTCCTGGTCGAACTGGACCGCGTGCCCTTCGCGCAGCAGAAGCAGATCGCGCTGGCGGTTCTCGCCGCCTTGCCCCGGCTCGTGGGCGCGCGCGTCGACGGCACCGGCATCGGCGCCGGCATCGCCGAGGATTTGCAGACCGCCGCCGGCGCCGAGCCAATCAAAATCACTGTCCAGTGGTATCGGGAGGAATTGCCGCCGTTCAAGGCCGCGTTCGAAGACGACATGATCCTGGTGCCGCGCGACGCCGACGTTCTCGCGGATCTGCGCGCGTTCAAGATGGTCAAGGGCCTGGCCGTGCTACCGGCATTGCGCCTCGCCTCGGCCAGCGGCGGCGCCCGCCACGGCGACGCGGCGATCGCGCTGGCGCTGGCTTATTCCGCGACGCGCGACGGGCAGCATGAATACGATTACACGCCCGCCACGGCGGAGAATGCGGACGGCGGGGCGTGGTTGTTTCCCGAGATGCAAGGCGGAGGGCGCGTGCTGTGGTGAAAGCCGTAGTTGCGATCGATTTCGCCTGCAATGATCCGGACTGCGGCGAATTCGCCGGCCGCGTCCTTCAGGCTTGTTATGCCGAAGCCGAACTGGAGGTGCAGGACTTCCGGAAGGGCTACGCCTTCAGCGTTTCTGACCGAATGATCCAGGTCCATCGACGCCGGTTCCGCTTCATCGAACGGAAATGTTGGGTCGGAAACTGGGTCTGGGACCGGTTCTTTTTCACGCGCCCCGAGGCCAAGCGCCTCTTGGGGACCATGCGCCGCAGCGGCCTATGGCGTTGCACCACAGGGCCGACGCGGTTGTTCGACTGGTTCAATTCCGAGGTTGCCGCATGACCGCCACCCGCAGATCAACCATCCTCGGGCCGGACGGCCAGCCGATCGAGGTGCCGCTGCTCACCGGCGAGATCGCCGCGCCGCAGCAGTTCGGCCAGCGGGCGCTGGTCTATTACACCGAGGCGACGGGGCTGACGCCCGAGCGGCTCGCGGAGGTGCTTAAGAGCGCCAATCATGGCCTTGCGCGGCCCTATCTGACGCTGGCGATCGACATGGAGGAGCGATATCTCCATTACGCATCGCAGCTGCAGACGCGGCGCCTGGCGCTCGACGGCGTGACGATCTCGGTGAGCGCGCCGAAGGGGTGCAACCCGAAGGCCGTCGACCTGGTGCAGAGTGTGGTCGACGCGCCCGAATTCCGCGACATGGTGATGGACCTTCAGGACGGGCTGTCCAAGGGCTATTCGGTCATTGAGCCGGTGTGGGAATTCGAGAACGGCGCGCTGCGGCCGGTGCAGCATTGCCACCGCGATCCCCGCTATTTCCGCTATGACATGGTCGGCCTGACCACGCTGCATCTGCTGGATGAGTCGGGCCTGCCGGGGCTGGAGATCAAGCCGCCGTATTTCATCAAGCACGAGCCGAAAGTGCGGGCGGGCATTCCGGTACGCCGGGGCCTCGCTCGGCTCGCGGCCTGGTCGTTCATGATCCAGAGCTACGCGCTCCAGGACTGGGCGGCGTTCGCGGAAATTTATGGCATTCCGCTGCGCGTCGGCAAATACGGCCCCTCGGCGACGCCCGCCGACAAGCGCGTGCTGCTCAACGCGGTGCGCAGCATTTCCAACGACGCGGCGGCGATCATCCCATCGTCGATGGAGATCGACTTCCAAGAGGTCAGCGGCACGCGCGGCGAACAGGTTTTCGGCAACCTGATCGAATATGTGGACCGCAAGGTTTCGCTGGCCGTGATCGGCCAGACAATGACCTCAGAGAACGGTTCGTCGCTCGGCCAGGCCAAGGTCCACAACGAGGTGCGCCACGACATCCAGCGCTCCGACGCGCGGCAGACGGCGGCGACGCTCAATCGCGATCTGGTCGAGCCGCTGGTCGCTATGAATTTCGGGCCGCAGGACGTCTATCCGCAGGTGCAGCTGGAGATCGCGGAAGCCGAGGATCTGAAGGCGCTCGGCGAATTCCTGAAGACGGCCGTGCCGCTCGGCCTGAAGGTCGGCCAAAGCTATGTGCGCAAGAAGGCCTCGATCCCCGAGCCCGACGACGAAGACGAGCTGCTCGGCGCGCCGGAGCCGGAGCCGGAAGCGCCGACGCCGCCCGCGCCGAAGCCGCCGAAACAGCCGCCCGCGCCAGAGCCGGAGCCAAAGCCGCCGACATCCGAAGCCGCACGCCTGGCGCTCGGCCATGGCGTCGGCTGCATGTGCCCCGGCTGCGGCTCGCCCACCACGCGCTTCGCCGCGGACGATCCCAACGCCATCACGGCGATCGACGACGTCGACGTGATCGTACATGACGCCATGGCCGACTGGCAGGAGGTCACCGATCCGCTGCTCGCCGGCCTGCTGTCGGCCGTCGCCGGCGCGACGGATTTCGCCGACGCGCTGAAGCGGATCGAAGGCGCGAAGATCGACACGGAAAAGCTCACCCATGCGCTCGCCGTCGCCGGCATGAAGTCGCGCGGCCTCGGCGACGTGCGCGATTGATCGGACCATGAGCGAGGCTCGAAAGGGGTTCGAGACCCCGCCGGAAGTCCAGGCTTACTTTCGCGACAAGGGGCTGAAGCCCGCCTTCTCCTGGCTGGACGTCTGGGGCCAGGAGCACGCATACGCCTTCACCGTCGCCAAGGCGGTGGACGCGGAGCTGCTTACGACATTCAAGACGTCGATCGAGAAGGCCATCGCGAGCGGGCAAGGATTTGAGACCTGGCGCGAGGGGCTCATTCCAGAGCTGCAGCGGCTTGGATGGTACGGCAAACGCCGCGTGGACGATCCTACGGGACAGTGGGAATCCAAGCACGTCGATTTCTCCTCGCCTCGCCGGCTGGAGACCATCTTCTGGGCGAATGTGCGCAGCGCGCGCGCCGCCGGACAGTGGGAGCGTATCCAGCGCACCAAGGCAGGCCTCCCGTACATCCTCTATGTCCGCACCACATCGAGCGAGCCGCGTAAGGAGCATCTGGCCTGGGCGGGCATCATCCTGCTGGCGGACGATCCGTGGTGGCGCACGCATTTCCCACCCAACGGATGGGGCTGCAAATGCTCCGTGCGCCAGATCACCGCGCGCGAAGCGGAGAAGCTCGGCAAGAGCGCCGGCTATCAGCTCACCGCGCCGACGATTGAGACGCGGCCCTTCCTCAATCGCCGCACCGGCGAGATCGTGCATGTGCCCGTGGGCATCGATCCAGGATGGGGCACAAACCCCGGCCTCTCTCGCGCGCAGACGTTGGTGGAAAGCCTGCAGATGCGCCTGGACGAAGCTGGGCCGGAAGCAGCGAGGACGCGGATCAAGGAGTTGCTGCAGTCTCCCGCGCCAAAAATCCTGATGGGAATAGACGAGCGGTTGCGCTTGCCGGTCGCCGTTTCCGAAAAGCTGGCGGAAGAGATGGGCGCGCGATCGCCGATCATCATGGCGAGCAACGACGCCATCGCCATCAAGACGTCGAAACCGCGCGTCGATATCGTGCTCGATCACTTCCTGCACGCGCAGGAAATGATCGACGCCGGAGAGATAATCGACGAGGGCAAACCGCTTAAGCGAACGATCTTTGCGAGGCTCTGGCGCGGGCTGGTGAAAATGGTGGTTCAGAAGTCGGCGGGCGGCTTCCTGCGGATCGCCACGATCTTCCCGTCAGACTCCAAGAAGCGCGCCGCCGCACTGGCGCGCAGCGCGCAAAAAGATATCGAGGAATGATGGCGCGCGGCGGGGAGGACGAGACCCCTCCCCACGCATGCAAGGCGTGCCTCTACCGACTTCGGACCGCCGCGCAACATCAATTTACGCGCTTTTTGATCGGCTCGCAAACGGAGCCACAGAGAAGGCTTGGGAGGCCCTTTGAAGGGGGTGGGGAGCGGCAACGGTAGCACCCAAGCCCGAGTTTGCCGCTCAAGGGCTTTTACGGGCTTTTAGTCGGCCATTGCATTGCTTTGGAAGGGGGCTTTTCGCGTCTTGCGTGGGCGCCGGCGCCGAGATCGCGCAGGCTGACAGTGTCAGCGTATGACCCCCCGGCGCGATGACCGATTGTGCGCACCATGACGCACAAAGCGCAAGCGCCAAACTCGACGCTCTTCTCCATCGCCGCGCCGCTGCCCAGCGGCGGCGGCGTGCCGGAATGGATCACGATTTTTCCGCAGCTCGGAAAGATCACCGCACGCGACGGTCGCAGCTTCACCATCGACGGCGCGGCCCTGCTCGCCGCGTTCCGCGCCGACGGCATCGACATCCCCGTCGACGAGATGCACCAGACTGACACGGCCATGGCCTCCGGCGGCGCCGCGCGCGCGGTCGGCTGGATCAACGATCTGCGCATTCAGGACGGCAAGCTCGAAGGCCATGTCGACTGGACCGCAACCGGCAAGGCGCTGCTGGCCGCACGCGCCTACCGCTACACCTCGCCGTCCTTCTACGATACGCCGCAGCGCCTGCGGGCCGTCGCGCTCGTCACCGCGCCCGCGCTCGGCAATCAGCCCGCGCTCGCCGCAGCCAATCCCTCACCGGAGTCATCCATGAAATCGATCGCGACTTTTCTCGGCCTGCAGGAAGACGCCAACGAGGCGTCGTGCCTGTCCGCGCTGACCACGCGCATGACCGGCATGGTGCCCAAGACCGTGCTCGACGAGACGGTGACCAAGCTCGCCGCCGCCACCGCCGAGCTGGACGCGCTGAAGTCGAGCGCGCGCGGCGACAAGGTCAACGCCCTGATCGAGGGCGCGCTGAAGGCGAAGAAGATCATCCCGGCGGAGAAGGATCACTTCGTCGCGCTGTGCGCCACCGACGCCGGTCTGGAGTCCGTCGAAAAGCTGTTCGCGTCGAAGCCGGCGCTGCTCGCGGCCTCCGATCTCGACAATCGGACGCAGCCCGAGCCGGGCGCGCAGGTCAAGGCCGAGCAACTCGCCGCCAAGGCCAGCAAGCTGGTCGCCGACGCGCGCGCCGCCGGCGTTGCCCTGGCTTACGCCGACGCCGTGGCGCAGGCCGCCGCCGCCGGCGACGCCTGATCTTCGGCCTGATCCTCACAGGGTTTGAACATGTCTTCTCCGACCGACTACAAAAGCTTCCTCGCCGCCGGCGTAATCGCGCCCTATCGCTTCGTGGCCTACACCGCAAACTACAACGAAGTGGCGCAGGCGGCGGCCAATACCGCCGCGATCGCCGGCATTTCCGATGCGGTCGGCGCCACCGCCGCCGGCGACATGGTCGATGTCGGCCAGGGCGACTGGGCCGAAATCCAGCTGGGCGGAACCGTCGCGGCCGGCGACTTCCTCACCTCCGACGCCAATGGCTGCGCCGTCATGGCGGCCAAGATCGCGTCGACCAATGTCCGTGTCGGCGCCAAGGCCAATCAGGCGGGCGTGGCCGGCGACGTCATACGCGTCATCATCGTCGATTTCGTCATCGCGGGCTGATCCCGCCGTCGCCGCTCCCAGCTAACGAGGCTTTTCCATGGTCGCTCGCCCCTTTGTCGTCTCGCCGGTCCTTACGGCCGTCGCCATCGGATTCCACAATCCCGATTACACGCTGATCGCCGATTCCGTGCTGCCGCGCGTCCCTGTGGGCGGCGACACGTTCAAATGGCTGGAATACCCGATCGACGAGGCGCTCACCGTGCCGGAGACCAGCGTCGGACGTCGCGGTCGGGTGAATACGGTCGAATTCAACGCCACGGAACGCGGCGGCGCCACCAAGGATTACGGCCTGGGCAATCCGATCCCGCAGACCGATATCGATCAGGCCGCTGCGCGGCGCAAGGCAGGGCTTTCGAACTACGACCCCGAGCTGCACGCCACCGCCTATCTGACCAATCTCGTTCTGCTCGACCGAGAAGTTCGCGTCGCGAAGGTGGCGCAGGACTCCAGTAATTATGTGCCGGGCCAAGTACAGACGCTGGCTGGCACGGCGCAGTTTTCCGATTACACCAACTCCGATCCGATCGCCGTCATCACCGGCGCGATCGACAGCGGCCTCGTGCGCTTCAACCGCTGCACCATGGGGTTTGCGGTCTGGCAGAAGCTGCGATCGCATCCGCATCTCGTCAACGCCGTGCGCGGCAACGTGACCGGCCGAGGCATCATCACGCGCGAGGAATTCCGCCAGCTGTTCGAACTGCAGGAACTCAACATCGGCGAGTCCTGGGTCAACACCGCGCGTAAGGGGCAGGCCGCGAACCGTCAGCGCGTTTGGGGCAAAAACATCGCCTTTCATTTCATCGATCGGCAAGCGACACCCGAGACGGGTGGCCTCACTTGGGGCTTCTCGCCGCAGTTCGGCGGGCGGATCGCGGGCACGGTGATGGACTCCGACGTCGGCCTCAAGGGCGGGCGCGAAATCCGCGTCGGCGAGCAGATCACGGAGCTGGTGGTCGCCAAGGCCGCCGGCGCGCTGATCCAGAACGCCGTCCAGTGAGAAATGCCCCGAGAGGGCGGTTTGGCACAGCACGCCGCCCCCCACGATTTGGAGAGATCCGCAATGGCCGATGACGCCGACGCCAACGAGACACAGAAGTTCAGAGCCGTGCATGTCGTGATCGCCAGTTCCGGCGCCGCGCAGCCTGGCGAGTTGATCGCCCTGACGCGAGAGGAATTCGGCAACGTCAAGCCGTTGGGCTCGATCGAGGGCGATTGGAGAGACAAGAAGCCGGCGAAGCAGCCGGCCGATGCGGGGTAGCGCAGCCCGGTAGCGCGTCGGGTTCATACCCCGAAGGCCGCCAGTTCGAATCTGGCCTCCGCAACCAGTTCCTGTGTGACAGCGGGACCGCCGGGCGAAAATCCGGCCATTTGCGGGAGGGGGCGACCTCTCCCGCTTCTCCCCGAGACCAGGAATGAGCCCTATGCGTCCGCCCTTCGCAACGAGAGAAGATGTCGAGGCCCGCCACCCCCGCGAGGCCGCGCTGCTTTGCGCCGACGAGGAAACGCGGCTGCCCGATTGGGCGCGGTTTGACAATGCGCTCCTGGACGTTTCGACCGAAATCCGCGCCATTCTCGCCAAGCGCTATTCGCCGGCCATGCTCGATCAGGTCGATGCGGACTCGGCGGGCGCCTTGCAGCTCTTCGCCATCGACATGGCGTTTTATCGCGTGGCGCTTGCCTTTTCGCGCCAGACCGAGGCGATCAAGGCGCGCTACGACGCCGCAGTGAAGCGGCTGGAGGGCATAGCCTCCGGACGTGGGGCGATGACGTTCGCCGCGACGCCCGGTGGCGGGGACGTCGCCGCGCAGGCCGGCGCCGCCGATGCGCCCAACGCGCCGCTCGTTGAAGCCAACCCGCGAGTGTTCACGCGCAAGTCCATGGGAGCGTGGTGATGAACGCCGGCGTCGCCATCCAGATCGACGTCGCCTCGCTCGCGCAGATTGATGCGCTGGTGTCCCGTCTGGCCCACATCGACGAACAGGAGTTGCTCACCGAAATCGGCGCTCTTGGCGAGAGCCAGACGCGTGAGCGCATTGAAGCCGGCGGCCCGGCCCCGGACGGCTCCGCTTGGGCGCCGAACCGCGCGAGCACGCCGATCCTGATGGCGACCGGCCGTCACTTGCACGATTCCGTCGGCTTTGTCGTTGGCGCATCGATGGTGGAGTGGGGCGCGTCCTGGGAGTTTGCGCACGTCCACCAGGACGGCGCGGTGATCAAGCCCAAGAACGGCGACGCCCTGAAATTCTGGTTTGTCTCTGGCGGTTTCACCGAGTTCGTCATCGCGAAGCAGGTGACAATCCCCGCGCGGCCCTTCGTCGGGCTTTCGGCCGACAACCGCGCCGACATCGAGGAGCAGATCACGGACTTTTTGCGGAGGGCGATCGCGTGAGCAAATTGTCGCTGGCCGAGATCGTTGCCGCCTCGCGGGTCGTGAGCCTGCGCGATGCAGTCGCGGACGGCTTGGCGGAGCGGCTGGACGTGCCCGTGCTGCGCCATATCGGCAAGCTCGATATTTCCGACGTGATGGCAGGAGAGACTTTGAGCGCTCCCTCCATTCATGTCGCCGTGACCAAATTCCTGAGCGAAGCGCCCGCCTCGGGCGTCGAAGATCTCCGCGTGCATCTCACAGCCTATGTCGTGGCGGAGGATGCGATGGTTGAGGGCCGCGCGGTCTATCGTGACGAGATCGGCTATGCGCTGGCGTTGGCCACGCTCGCGGTCATCAAAGACGAGAAGGTCTCGCGTTGGGGCCTCGAGGATATCGACTATCCCGAGGACGCGCAGGCGGCTCCGCTGTTTACAGCCCGCAGCTTCGCCAAGGGCGTCGCCTATTATTCCGTGACCTGGCGGCAAACGCTCTTCAACCTCACGCCGCCCTATGACATCGCCGGCGACAACGCATGGAGCGACGCTCCATGAGCTACATCGGCGACGAATTGCGCGGCCTGCGCAAGGCTCACGTCCGTCTTAACCGGCGGCTGGCGCTCTCCAATATCGAGGGAGAGGTGGTCGAGCGCGATAAGGACACGTGGCGCGTCCGCCTGAAGCTGGGCGAAGATCCGGAGACGGGTGAAATCATCAAGTCGCCCTGGCTGCGGCCGTCGTCGCAGAGCAATCAGCCCGGTTTCAAAATGTCGCCGGCGCTGCCACCTGTCGGGTCGAAAATGCGAATGGTTAGCCCCTCGGGCGTGGTCGGCGCGGCGAGCTACGCCGAGCCCGCCGGCTTCGACGACGATCAGAAAAGGCCAGACCAAGACGCCGACGAGAGTGTGATCTCCTACGGTAAGACACGGCTGTCCTTCAAGGATGGCAGCTTTTCCGCGACCGTTGACGGCAAAGGCTACGAGCTGACGGCGTCGGAGATGAAGCTCACGACGACGTGGCGCGCGAAAGGCGGGTCCCGGCCCGCCGCCTACAAGGGCGCGCGCGATAGCGCCGGCGATGTGATCCAGGAAGGCAATAACGATGTGCTCGTTTAAGGAGACAGCATGACCGAGGAAGCGGCAGTCTTTATCACCACGGCCAAGGCCGGGCGCATGGTCGCGGGTCGGCCGGTCCCGCTGGACGATGCAGGCAAACCAGTTGTCGGTAGCGAACTGACGCTGACGCCTATGGAAGCAGAGTACGAACTGCTGCTAGGGACGATCTCGGCGCGCAAGGCTGAGACGCGTGCACTGGACGCTCAGCTGAAAACCTCCGCTGAGGCGAAGACGGATCGGCAGCCCAAAGCAACGCCCGTCGAAGCTACGTCCAACGGCGTTTGAGCAGCGTTCAAAGGGCGTTCGAATGATCCGCTACCGAACCGGGATTGATGCTGAAACGGGCAAGGTCCTTCGAGGGCGCGTCCATCTTAATCAGTCAATCGCCAAGATTGTCGGGACGATCCCGAGCGAGCGGGTCATGCGCCTGGAGTTTGGCGCCCACCTCGACCGGGAAATCGGCCGCAATATGCACAAGGCGCGCATCCTCAGCTTGTACGGCCGCATCATCGCCGCCATTCACAAATGGGAGCCAGAGGTGCGCATCCGTAGAATGCAACTGGTCAAGATTTCGCGAACCGGCACGTTCGGAATGGCGCTTGCCGGAACATATTTCCCGGAGGGTAGGATTGGGAACTTTTCAGTCTCCGAGCCCTATGAAATCAATGTGCCGCTCATCACCGCGAGCGTGGGGACCGTATGAGCGCGCTCCTGCCGTTCGACCTGTCCGCGCTTCCCGCGCCGGCGGCTATCGAGCCGCTCGATTACGAGACGTTGCTGTCGCAGTACAAGGCGCGGTTTCAGGCGTATTGGGACGCCGCGCGGACGATTGATCCGACGCTGCCGCCCTACAGTGTTTCGGCGCTCGAGACGGACCCGGCGGTCATAATCGGGCAGGCGTGGTCTTATCTGCGGCTGCTGGACCGTCAGCGAGTTAACGACGCCGTCAAATCCGTGCTCGCGCCGCTGGCCAGCAAAGCCGATCTCGACAATGTTGTCGCGCGCCGGGGCGTGCAGCGCCTACTGATCCAGGCCGCGACCGAGACGTCTGACGATATCTATGAGACGGATGCACAGTTGCTGCGCCGGTACCTCCTGTCATTCGATCGGCCGGCAGCGGGCTCCGTCGACAAGTACCTCTACGAGGCGTGGACGGCCTGGCCGGCGATGCTTGACGCCGCCGTGCTCGGCTTCGAGACGCACGGCCGACGCGGCGACATCGATTTGGTCGTGATCGGCCCGGGTGGCGCGCTTCCGACGGACTCGCAGCTCGCGACGGTCCGCGCGGCCGTAAACGCCACCGGCGTGAGAGCCGAGGCGACGTCCGTCACGGTGATCGCCGCTCGGCGCTCGCTTTATTCGGTCGCGTTGACCCTGGACATTTCGCAGGGGCCGGACCCGGCGATGGTCGTGGCCAATGCCACGACCGCGGTCACGGCGGCGGCCAACGCCCGTATGGTCCTGGGCGGGCAGGTCCCGGCGGATCTGCTGTCCGGTGCCGCCTATGGCCCCGGCGTGCTGCGCGTCTGGCGCGGCGCGCCTGCCGCGGACATCCCGCCGGATCCGTATACCGTCCCGGTGATGTCGGGTCTGACCATCACACGGATGGGGGCGACATGAGCGACGTTTCTGTCGTCCTGCCGCCCAACGCCGCCGCGTGGGAAACAGCGTGCGCCGTCGCCATGAGCGACCATCTTCCGGTTCCGGTCGCACAGATTGTCGACCCCGCCCAAACGCCCGTCGATTTTCTGCCGTGGCTCGCGGGGCACGAGAGCGTCGACCTTTGGTATTCCGACTGGCCCGAGGCCCGCAAACGCACAGTCATCGCCAACGCCTGGCGCGACGCGGCCTGGAAAGGCACGCGCGCCGGCGCCGTCGCCTTCCTCTCCTATGTCGACGCCGAGCTGCTCGATGTCGTCGCCTATCCGCGCCCGTTCATCGTCGGCCGCGTGCCAATGGGCGCCCCGGTCAATCACCCGCCGTTTCTCGCGCGCTATCTCGTCAAAGTCGACACGGTCGAGCCGCGCAACGCCTTCGTGATCGGCCGCGCCGCTGTCGGCCGCGCCGCCACGCGCGACCCCGACATGACGCCGATCGAGCGCTGCCTGACCGCGCTGCGCGCCGCCCGCGCCCCGGAGACGCAGATCCGCGTGTCGTTCGCTCACCATCGCCCGCTTTCGATTGAGGACGCGCCGGCGCTCGACGCCGGCCAATACCTCGGCGAGTGGGTCGCGCAAGCCAATCTCTGAGGGACCAATGGCAAAGAGGGTCATATTCACGGACGCGGAAATCGCCACGCCGGACGATTTCACGAACGTCGGCCTGTTCGCTCGCGCGGACGCCCAGACCATTACCGGTGGCGCCATCGCTTATCCCAACGCCTGGGCCCGGTTCACGATCTCCCAGACCTCGGCGATCCAGCTCAGCATCAACCCGGGCGCGCTGTTTCAGGACGATGTTTTCTACACCAGCACGTCGGCGCTCCCGGTCAATCTGCAGGCCTATCTGCCGCTCGTCGCCAACGATCAGAAATGGGTGGCGCTGCTCGTGCGCGGCGCCCACCAAACCGATCTCGACAATCGCATGTTCGAAACGGACGTCGCCTCCGGCGCGACCGTGCAACAGCAGACGCCCGTCGCCGACGAGCTGTTCATCCAGATCGTCGTCCAGGACGGCCTGCCGTCGCCGACCCCGATCAAGCCGAGCATCGCCGCGACGGATTGTTGCCTCGCCTTCGTGCTGCTGACCGCCACCGGCATTTCGCAGATCGTCTCCGGCGAGGGCTGGCGGCTCAAGACGCTGTTCGAGGTCGAGGGGCGCGTCACCGTCCTCGAGGCGGAATTCGAGGACATCGCCCAGCGCACCGCGACGCTCGAAACCGACATCGCCTTCATCGCCGGGCAGCTCAAAACCATTCCGCGCCCCGAGCTGATGCGACAAATCCAGACGAACCTGAACAATCTCAATCTGGCGACCAAGCTGCCGGCGACGGCCCGCGCCTATTGGGAGGACCTCGGGCTGTTCGCCGACGATTGGGACGCCACCAATGCGCAATGGCTGGCGCGCATCTGGACCGGCGTGCGCTTCCCTTGGGCGTCGATCACCAACAATCAATTGAGCCTGCTCACCGCCGGCGACCCGCTGCTGACGATCAAGGATACCTTGGCGCTTCCGGCCTGGACGGAAAGGACGCGCATCGCCGTCGAGGGCGCCGACGGTTACAAGGACATTTCGCAGCAGGTCCACACGGTCACGACGGCGGTGCAAAACACCGTCTCGCGCACGGCCGTCAGCTACGGTCCGACCATCAACGTTTGCCAAAATATGACCGGCTTTGCGGGCATGGCGAACGTCGAGGTGGGGCAGACCTTCACGGCGAACGGCCAAACATACCTGATGGACGGGCTCTCGTCTGGCTCTTCCGGCTGGTATGGCGCGGGCGATCCAAGCCATTTGGATAGCCGTGACATGACCGCCTGGAACGCGGACCCAGCCTTAGCTGGCCACAGAATCTTCGCCATCCAAGAGCTGCAAATCGACTCTTGGACCGAAACCTACTGGAGCTATGTGGTCAACACCTATGGCGTGAACGGGTCGATCTACGGACAAACGTTCCTCAACAGCCAGGCGATGATCGCGACTTCGGTCGATCTGAATTTCACCCGCGTCGACAATACCGGCGGCGACGTGCATCTTTTCCTCTGCCAGACGCTCGCGACCGGTCAGCCCGATTTCAGTTCGGTGCTGGCAAAGACCACCGTCGCCTGCGGGGCGCTCAAGGTCGGGTGGAACAAATGCCCGATCACGCCGACGCTGCTCGATCCCGGCAAGCTCTACGCCTGGTTCGTGGTCACCGTCGGCAATCACGCGCTGGCGACCGTCGCCAACAACAAGTACGCTCAGGGCAGCTTGTTCTGGTGTACTGACGGGGCATGGGCGCAGGGCGATCCGGTGACGGATTTCGCCTTCCGCGTCAACGCGGCGCAATTCGCCTCGACGCGCACGGTCGTCAACTTCCAGCCGATCGCGCTCGATGGCGGCATGACCGAGATCAAGCTGCTATACGCCGGCTGGGCTCCCTCGGGCACGTCGCTGGTTTGGGAAATCCTGCCGGTGGGATCGACCACCTGGTCGATACTGACGCCCAAGGGCGACGCCAACCCGCTGACGGGCCTGCCGCCGCTCTGCCAGTTACGCGCGACGTTCGTGGGCACGACGGACCTGATGCCGAGCATCGTGCTCGACACCAACGCGCGCTGTTGGGCCGGGCGCATGCAGGGCTCGATGCGCGCCCCCTCGAAGCAGCAGCCGTTCGGCTATGCGTCGTCTTCGATCACGGTGGTCACGACGGTCGATAATTTCGATCCCAACCTGCACACGTTCACCAACAAGCTTTTGCTGGCGAACGGGACGGTTCTGACGCCTGCGGTGACGTCGCAATCCGCCGATCCAACCAACGCAAAGCGCGTGACCTTCACCAGCACGTTCACCCCGGCGGCGCCCCAGACTTCGGCGGCCGTCATGCCGTGCGCGACGACCACCACCGTCGTGACGGTCCCGTTCGTCCAGGACATCATGCTTTTCGCCGCGTAAGGCGAGGGAGGCCCAAATGACCGACAATAATACGCCCCCACTGAACAAGGCGGCGTGGGATGCGATGTCAGCGTTCGTCGGAGAGCGACTTCGTGCCGCTGAAGCGCTACGCACTGTTTTTCAGGCTCTCGTTTCTTCCGGCAACAAGAAGGCTCTTGAAGCTATTCAAGCTGAAATCGCAAGGAACCTGCAATGACGACCGACGCCGCGCCGGCGATTGATCCGGCGACCATCAAATCCGGCGCTGAGTATGATGTGAAACTCACGCGGCCCGTCACCATCGGAGCGGCGCATCTGCTGCCGCTCCACGACATCACAATGACCGGCGCCTTCCTCGCGCTCGTCGTCAAGGAGGCTGGGGCTGATGCTATCCACAGCGCTGCCGTCCGCGGCTGACGACTACGCCGCGCCGAGCCAGATGCCGCTCAGCAAGGCGGTGTGGGACGCGGTGTTCAATTCCATCGGCGAGAGGCTTCGCGCGCTGGAGGCGGTGCGCGCCTCCTTCCAAGCGTTGATCGATGCCGGCACCGGGCAGGCGCTCGAGGTCATCCAGGCCAATATCGGGCCGCAGCTCGCGGCGCTGCAGGCGCAGATCGCGGCGGCCCAGGCCTCCCTCATCACCGCGCAGGGCAAGATCGATGCGATCATCAACTCGCCGTCTATCCCCGCGACGGCGATCACGTTCGCGCCAACCGGTTCGGTTTCCTCGGAGACCGTGCAAGCGGCGATCGCCGAGGTCGCGAGCGAAGTCAATGCGGCCATTGCAGCCAAGGCGGACGCGTCCGCCCTCGCCTCGGCCATAGCTACGCTCAACGCCGCCATTGTTGGGGCGGCCAAGACGCAAAGCGTGGTCGCTGTCTCGGCCAACACGACGCTTGTGGTGGGCAACGCTTACCGCATCGCCGGCGGCGTCTCGATCACGCTGACGCTTCCGGCGGCGCCCGCCGCCGGCGACACCATCCGCATCATGGACGGCGGCGTCGTTTCACCCAGCAACCAACCCATCCTCGCGCGCAACGGCAAGACCATCATGGGGCTCGCCTCCGACCTGACCATTGACGCGGTTGGCGCTGATTTCCTGATCTGGTGGTCCGGCTCGGACTGGAGGCTGTTCTAATGTCGTCGCTCTCGGCCTTTCTCAAATCCACGACGGCGCCGGCGTTCGGCCCGACCGGCTACCCCTACCTGCCGGGCCAGGACGTGTTCGGCTCCGGCCATTTTCAGGTTTTCACGTCGAGCGGGAATTTCATTGTCCCGCCGAATGTGACCCCGGCGGGCGTGCGTGTCCGTGTTTATGGCGCAGCGGGATCTGGCGGCGCGGTGTCGGCTTCCACGACCGCCAAGGCGACAGGTGGCTCCGGCGGCGGCCTTGCGGTCAAGACCATCACGGGTCTGAGCGCCGGAACGTCAATCCCCGTCACCGTAGGCTTAGGCGGCGGCGCGGTGTCGCCTGCACTCGGCAATGCGGCCTCCGGCGTCGCGGGCGGCTCGTCATCGTTTGGCTCCTATTGCTCCGCGTCGGGCGGCTTGGGCGGAAATGCGACCACGACGGCGGCGACCGCGCTCGCCTCGCCCTCTCCGGGCGCAGGAACCGGCGGCGATTACAATTTTGCCGGCGGCGCCGGCGGGGCGGTGGCCGCAAACGTAGTCGGCGTGACCGGCGGCGGCTCCGCTCCGTCAATACTCGCGAACGGCTGTAATTCCGGGTCGATTATCGCGAACAACACACTGAGCGCCGGCGCGTCGCCGTTCAATTCGTCGATCGTGACCGCATCGGGTGCGACGGCGATCGGCGCGGGAGTTGGCGGGTCGAATGGCGCGGATCTGTTCGGCGTTATCGCGGCGGGCGGCAGCCCTGGGACGAACGCCACGCCAAGCGGGTGCCTCAACCGCTTCATCACCGACGGGCTTTTTGGCGGCGGCGGCGGGGGCGGCTCGGGGCCTGGCGGGGCGGGCGGGCCTGGCGCCGGCGGCGGCGCTGGTCTTCCAGCCGGCGCCGGCGGAGCGCTTGGCGGCGGTGGCTGCTCCATGAGCACCACGACCGCCACGACAATCGGAGGAGCTGGCGGCGTCGCGGCCGGCGGCGGGGGGGCTATCGCGGCGACATCAAGCTCTGTCGCCGCCACAAGCGGCAAGGGCGGCGACGGCCTGGTCGTGGTTGAATGGTAGGGGCTGACGACATGACCAATTACGCTCGCATCATCAACGCCGTCGCCGTGGATGTCACCGAAGACCCGGCAGCGCATTTTCACGCCGACCTCGCCGCGGAATTCGTCGCGGTTCCGGACGACGTCCGCGCCGGCTGGATCAAGGCCGGCGACACCTGGGCCGCGCCCCCTGCGCCTCCCGTGGTTGAGCCGGCGCAGCAATACCTACTCACGCCGTCGCGCCCGCAATTCCTGTTGCTGTTCACCTCGGCCGAGCGCGTCGCAATCCGCGCGTCGACGGATCCGGTGGTCAAGGATTTCCTCGCGATCGTCGAGGACCCGGCGCTGCAATGGATCGACCTGTCGCTTGCGTCAGTCCTCGAGGGCTTGGCTTATCTCGTCACGGCGGGCCTGCTGACCGAGGCGCGGCGCGCGATCATCGCCAAGGGCTGGCCGCTGTGACCGCGACCGTCGTCGATTTCACCGTCGCCAACAACGAGACGTGGGACAATCGCTTCACCTTGCTCGACGCCGCGGGCGCGCCGGTCAATCTGGCGGGACGCACGATCAAGATGCAGCTCCGCGACCCGGCGCAGTTCACCAACGTCGTCCTCGAGCTTTCGACCGACAACGAGCGCATCGTCGCGATCGACCCTGCCGGAGGCATCTGGGCGCTAGCCGTGCCGGCGTCCGTCGCCAAAGACGTGCCCGCCGCCGCCTACGCTTATGACGTGATCGACTATCTCGCCGCCGATCCCCGCGTCTGGCGCCGGCAAAAGGGCACGTTGAGCGTCGAGAAGGGCATCACGACGCGATGACGTTCATTGCCGCCCAGCCTGATCCAGTTTAGTCTCGCTTCAAAGCCCCGCCCAACCCAGCGGGGCTTTTTCTTTTGGGCTGACAGTGTCAGCGTATGACTTAAAAAGCGTCCTCCATAACGTGGACCTCGCGCAGACAGCGGGCAAGCCGAGGATCACGCCATGCCAACCACCACGCCCCATGTCGGGGTCCGCACTTTTCTCGATCGCATCGAGACCACGCCCTTTATCATCGCGGACATGTCGACCATCGGTGGCGTCTTCACGCCAGGAACCGGCGTCAACCGCACGCTGTTCCCGGCTGATCGGCCCGTCCATTTCACCACCGACGACGTAGACATGGTGGCCGGCTGCGGCGCCGGAACGCTTCGACAAACCATCGACGCAATCATCGCCGAAGGGGTCACGGCCTCCATTGTCGCGGTATTGCCGGATATCCAGGCCGCGGACACGGCCGATCAGATCATGGCGAAGCTCGTCGGAACGCCGTCCGCGCGTACCGGTGCCTGGGCCCTGCTCGACGCTCAGGGAGAGACAGGCGCCGTGCCGGACATCCTGATCTCGCCGGGGTACACCGCACTGCGGCCGGACGCCTCCGCCAATCCGATCGCGACCGCGTTCGACGGGATTTCGGAACGACTGATCACGCCGATGGCCATCTGCGACGCGCCGTCATCCGACAAGACCGCCGCCATCGAATGGGCGGCGGATTTCGCTGACAGCATCAACATCATCACCTGCGGCCAAGGCGTGCGGGTCTCCGTTGATGGGCTGCCCGTGGTGCGGCCAGCGTCCGCTTCGATCGCCGCGCTAATGGTCTCGACGGACAAGGCGATGGGCGGCCCCTATTACAATCCGGGCAACCAGGCGCTCAAGGGTATTCTCGGTCCGAGCCGCAGCGTGTCGTTCTCGATATCCGACCCCGACTGCGAAGCCAATTTCATGATTCAGCGAGGCGTCAACTCGATCGTGCAAATCGAGAAGAACCGCACGGCGCGCTCGACCAATTCGCCGCAAGGCAAGGTGTTTTGGGGCTTCTTTAACACGTGTTCCGATCCTCTTTGGCGAGCGATCAATGTGGTGCGCACGCGCAAGGCAATCCGCGAGGTCATTCCGCGCACGCTCGTGCGATACATCGGCAAGAACCTCGGCGCGCATCTTGCGCAGGTCATCAAGCAATCGCTGGAGGAGTTCTTGCTCGAGCTCGAGCGGTTGCCCGAACCGGCGATCCTGCCGGGATCAAAGGTGGAATGGCGGCGCGACAACAACGGCAACGCTGTAATGCGCGTCGGCGGCCTCGTCTTCAACGCGAACTGGGAAGAGGCGCCGCCTCTGACCGACCTGCAAATCTACACCGGCCGCCGCGAGGCGTCGTTCGACATCCTCGCGACCGAAATCCAGGCGGCGATGACGGCGAGCAACGTCACCGGCTCGCTCGGCTGAGGAGGGATATATGGATAGCGTCGTTCGCGGCCATAACTGGTACTTCGATGTCGGTGAGGGCAGCCCTCTCAATTGCTGGCGTGTGCTCGACGAGGTCGAGTTGCCGGAGTTGACGTTCAGCACCGACGACTTCTCTCCCGGCGGGCACATGATGGGCGTCTCATGGCCTGAGGACCTGGAGGCGATCAAAGCGACCATCAAGCTGAAGACCGACGACCCCCGTGTGCGCGCGATGTGCGGCCGTCAGCCGGGCGACTACATCACCTGCACCCACTACGAGAACCTGCGATCCTATCGCGACGGGTCCAGCCAAGGGCGGATCATTACGATAAAGGGCCTGATCAACAGCGTGAAGCCAGACACGCGCAAAGGCCTGAAGTCAGCCGGGACGCAATACGAGTTCTCGACCGTCGTGCTCTATCACGACACCTACAATGGAAAGTCGATCCACCGTTTCGACTTTTTCGCCGGCCCCGGTGCAACGCTGGTCAACGGCGCCAATCCGTTCTCCGATCTCGCCGCCAATCTGGCGATCACCGGGGGCACCGCCCTGTGAGCGCCGGTCCGTCCAAGCCGCTTGACCAATATCCGGCGGCCGAGCCAGGCAGCCTTCCGCCGCCGCCGCCGGAAGGCATTGAGGGCGAGCCGGCTACTCCCCGCCGGGCGTCAGCTAAGGCGCCCGAGGTCGTTGCGCTCGACTTTATCGATCCGGCCGCCATCCAGCGCACCGAACCGTTCGCGCATCCGTTCCGGTGGGAAGGCCGCGAGGTGCGCAGCTTCACCGCGCGCAAGCTAACGCTCTCGGAGGTCGCGCGTATCGTCGAGGGCTTGCGCGATGATGAGGAAGGCGACCTGATCGTCTTTTATGAAGTTATGGTTGGGCTGCCCGCCGCCGTCATTCGTGGGCTTATCGAGGAGGATGGCCAACTCCTGGTCGATACCTGCTACCCTTTTTTGCCCCGCGTCGCGCAGGCGCTCATATCACTGCGGAGCCCAGAAGCTGGCGACGACTCGCGCTGATCGCCTGCCGCTTCCTGCGCGAGCCCTATAGCCGCGTCATGTCCTATCCGTGGGACGAACTCCTACTTCTGATCGCCGAAGGGCAGGAGATCGAGGCCGAAGAGGGGGCTGGCGGGCAGGCTCGGATGCTCGCTGCGATTCTGTCCCAACTGTGAGCGCGAGGAGAAAATGACCGATCTCGACGTCGCGCTTAAACTTCGGCTCATAAATCTGCTATCCAAGCCGGCCAAGGCAGCCGCCAAGGACCTCGCCGGGATCAAGACCGCAGCCGATAGGCTCCATGCCGGCAAGGGCGCAGGTGAACTGGCCAGAGAGCTCGCCACCGTCAAGACGGTGGCGAGCAAGCTTGGGTCCGGCAAAGTCACAGGGCTGTTTGTTGGCGAGCTGGGCAAAGCCTGGACGGCGAGCGCCAAGCTCGGTGACACGCTGGGCAACGTCGAGACCAAGGCGCGCGGCGCGGCGACGTCGCTACGACGTTTCGCCCTCGACAAGAGCTTGCTTGGCGCGATGCAGCGCGAGGCCGCCGATAAGCAGCGGGCCGGCAAAGGCGCAGGTGATCTGGCCAGAGAGCTCGCCAAGGTCAAAACGGCCGCCGACAAACTTGGGTCCGGCAAAGCCACGGGCCGATTCACCAGCGATCTGAGCAAAGCCTGTACCGCGAGCGCAAGACTCGGGGACATGCTCGGCAAGGTGGAGGTCAAGGCTCGCGGCGCGGCGGCGGCGACACGACATTTCGCAATCGACACGAGTCAATTCGTCGCCATGCGGCGCGAGGTTGAGCGTCTGCTTGCCGCATACAAGAAGCTAGCGGACCAGCAGCGGCGCACACAGAAACCTCCGCGCCAGCCGCCGTCGTCGCCGGACCGCAAGAGCAAGCGGCAGGACCGCAAAGCAATGCTGGACGAGGCGCTGTCACGGATGGGTGGCAACGCCTATCTGCTCGGGGCGGGGCGGATGACCATGGCCGGCGCCGCAATCGGCGGCGGCGCGGCGGCGGCGATCGGCGGCGGCTACGCGGCGACCCGGACAGCGATCTCCTTCGAAAAAGCGATGGCCGACGTCAAGAAGAAGGTGACACTTGATCCTGGCGCGACCTGGGCGGATGTCGAGGCGACGATCAATCAGGTCTCGCGCGACCTCGGCATTGCGCGCGAGGACACGGCCGCGCTGACGGCGACAGCCGGACAGGCCGGCATCGCGTACAAGGACCTTGCCGAGTTTGTGAGACTGGCGGCCAAGACCGCCAGCGCCTGGGACATCGCACCGAAGGACGCCTCCGAGCGGCTCGCCAAGATCAAGGCGCAAACGCAGTGGAGCAACGAGGAGCTGGAGGCATTCGCCGACAAGGTCAATGCGCTCGGCGACGCTTCCGCGTCCGCCGAAAAGGACATCGCCGAGATGTTTCAACGGGCGGCGGGTTCCGCCAAGGCGGCCGGCGTCGACTTCGACACTTCGCTTGGCATCACCACGGCGTTGAATTCAATTGGGATGGCGGAGGAGACCGCCAGCCGCTTCTTCAACGCTTTTAGCTCCAAACTGAGGACGGCCTCCGATCAACCCGACAAGGCGGCCGAAGGCTACAAGATGCTCGGCAAGACCGTGGAAGAGGTCGAGAAGGGCATGAAAAGAGACGCCGCAGGGACGATCCTCGACATTCTCGACCGGCTCGAGAAGCACCCCGATAAGGCGAAGATCGCGGTAAAGCTTTTCGGCCAGGAATGGTGGGATGAGGCGGCGCGCGCCGGCCAGGCGCTGCCTGAAATCCGCAAGAACCTCGAATTGCTCCACAGCGGCAAGTGGAAGGGATCGCTTAAGCAGAACCTGCAGATCGACTTGGACACGACGAACAACAAGCTCCAGCGCGCGAAACAGCTGGTGTCCGAGATCGGAGACCGCCTCGGGCGCTGGGCGCTGCCCTCGATCAATTCGGCGCTGGAAAACATCCTGAAGAAATACGACCAAGTGGAGGAAAAACGAAAGCGGGCCGAGGCCGCCCAGAAGGCCGGTGATAACGCTGCCGCCGGCCTGCCGCAGACATCCGAGGACAGCCAGCACATGCGCGAAGATCCAGCTTATCTGGAGGAGGTCGAGAACGCCCGCAAGAATTCAGACCAGGGGCCGGAAAAGCTGGAGGAGCATATCCGGGAGCTTGAGCAGCTCCGCGCCAAGCTGGCCGAACTCGAAGCTAATTTCAACAGCGACGCAGGCATGGGTTTCGATGGGACGGCGCAGCTGCGCAACCAAATCGAGGCCCGGATCGCCACGTTGCAGTCGCTGATCGAGGCGGCGAAGGCGCTCCCCGACAATCCACCGCAGCCGCCAAAGCGCCCAGCTGACCTATATGACGGCAAAGATGTGGACGCTCTGATCGGCAAGCTTCAGGAGCTCGACCGCGTTTCCCGCACGCTCAAGCTGTTCCCCGACGATGAGACAGCCAAGTCCCGCGCGCGCGAACTCGTCGCCGATCTGACGAAGACATTCCAAAGCGCCGATCTGAGCCCGGCCGCGAAAAAGGTGATTGACACCTATGTTGCGGGCCTCGCGTCCGAAGGGGGCAAGGCGAGCGCCGAGGCGCAGAAAATCCGCGCGCAGCTCGAAAAAATCCTTGGGGCGCCCATCGTCGTGAAGATCACGCCGAGCTTGTCCGGCGCGCCGGGCGACGCCGGCGGCCCCAAAGCAGGTGCAGCCAAAGGCAAAAAGAGCTCCCTCAACGGGGCCGGCGGCAATGTGAGCATTCAGCACGCGCATTTCCACGGCGTGCGAGACCTCGCCGGCGCCCACCGGCAAGCGCTGGCCATGGCCGACCGAGCCGCTCGCAGCAAACGGGATGCGGCGTTGCACGACACCGACGTCGGAGACACCGCATGAGCGGGCCGCTCGCGCTCATCGGCGCCGCCGTGGTGGAGGTCATCGGGCTCAATCCCTCGAAGTTCGATTGGCGGGGAGAGGCCAATTGGCCCAGCCAGGCCATCTTTGGACAAAACCCGCTGTACCAGCCGACCGGTCTTGGCGACCAAGTGACCACGGTTACTCTTGCCGCTCGGCCTCATGTCATGGGCGGGCTCGGCAATTACGAGGCGTTGCGGTCCCATTTCCGGGCGCAGGACGTGGTTCCCTTCATTCGATTGGTGGGCTTGATCGGCGTTTACGAAGGAGACGTCGGCATCAGGAGTCTATCCTCGACCGAAGAGAAGCTGGCGCCTGACGGCGTCGGCCGGCGATGGGAATTCACGGCGGAGCTGCTGCACGTCGGACTGCTAGCGGCGGGGAGCTTTTAATGGAGAAAAGGACCATCGCGGAGCCGCTAAGGCTCGACATTTTGGCTCGGGAGACGTTCGGGACCGCGGGTGATGGCTGTTTAGAGGCTCTGCTGGTGGCCAATGTCGGGCTCGCCGCGGAGGGGCCGTTTGTGATCGAGGGCCGGCAAATCTTAATCCCGGACAAGCCCCTCAAGGCGGCGACGCCGGTAGTCAACCCTTGGGATTGAAGCATGTGGCGACGTCCGGTGCTCCAGATCCTTGATAGCGGCGGCAAGAACATCTTACCGAAGCTTTCCGGATATTGGCTCAAGGTGAGGTGGTGGGATAAGGCCGGGAAGGAGTCTGACGGGGCGGAAATCGAGACGATCGGACCGCCGTCGCTGTTCGGACTGCCGACCCGGGGGCAGAAATATACCGTGCTGGCGGGATGGGCTGACCAGGGGCCGGTGCTCCAGGGCGTCTATACCGTCCAGACACTGCAGCTGCGCGGCAGCCCGGAGGAAGGCGAGCGCATTGCGATCACGCTGCGCGCCGGCGACATGATCGACAAGCTGAAGGCGCATGGTTCCGCGCATCATGAGGAGGGCAAGACATTCGGTGATATCGTCCGCGCCGAGGCCAAGCGCGTTGGTCTGCCGGCGGTAGTCGACGCCAATCTCGACAAGATCAAGATGCCCTATCAGCTGCGCTGGCAGCAATCGCCGATCGATTTCCTGCACGAGTTGGCGGAACGCGTCGGGGCGACGATCAAGCCGGCTGGCGGCAAACTGACGGTGATGAAGCGCGGATCGGGCAAGAGCGCCGGCGGACAGGAGCTGGCGCCAATCCTGATCCGCAAGCGGCGCGGCTATTCCTATGATTGCGAAGTCGAGCCCCGGCCGCAGTATGGCCATGTCGCAGCCGCTTGGCTCGATCCAAAAACCGGCAAACGCAAGATTGAGAAGGTAGCGACGGGGATGGTCGGCCCGATCGACATGCTGCCACACCCCTATCGCAGCCAAGATGAAGCGAAGATGGCGGCGCAATCGCGGGCCTATGACCGGGGAAATGACACTTTTTCCGGCACGTTCGAGAGCCCCGGCCTGCCGCATGCCCGCGCCGAGGCGACTGTGATGCTGTCAGGTTATGGATTTCCGATCGATGGCGGTGGCAAGGCCGAGGAGGTGACGAGCGAAATTGACGTCGCCGGGGGCTTCAAGACCACGGTCTCCGTCAAGAGCGGCGGGACGGACAAGGGAAAAAAGGCGACCAGTTAG